CTAAAATCCACCACTTCAGGTAAATTCTTAATTCCATCTTCCCACATCTTTACCTGTTCCTCTGACATTGTGAGTAATAGTTGTTTGTTGTTTTCGTGTTGTGCTGGTAGCAATTTTCCCTGCTCTTCAAACATCTTGAGCTTGTCTTCTACTTCCCTTTGATTTTTCTCTTTCTCATACATCTCAAGTTTCTGTTTGTATTCATCATTTTCTTTTTGGATTCTTTCCTGCTCTTCTTTGGTCTTCTTTAATTCTTCTTCAAGTGTTTTAACCTTTTCAGTTAATTCTAATTTTTCTTTTTCATCCATTAAATTTGATTCCTCCTTCATAGTTAAATTTAATTTCTTGTCTAAAGGATGAACTACAAAAGATTCATCTCTTAAAGTCCATCCTGGTAAAACTTTCTTTCCCTCTCCTGTATCAAATTCATAGTTCTTTACAAGAAAGGGTGAAAAGTCTTCATAAATACCGTTAATTACTTTTGTTGCTGCAGTATTGTCTAAAATCTTTAAATTACCTTTTATTTCATTTCCTTCCCTCCAGATTGAAGTTATTTTCCCAACTTTTGAATGTATGTTTTCTGATTCATGGTTTAGAATTAATGGTATTGAATCTTCACCGTATTTCTTAAGTTCTTCAAAATTCTTTATTATGCTATCTAATTCTGATTCTGGTATTTCTATTCCTCTCCATTTACCAGATCGAAAAAGTGTTTGATTATATAATTCCAGCTCATTGATTGGATAATTCTTTATGTTTATATTTCCATTTAAACTTGCTTCTCTGTTTTCAATATAATCAAGAGCGTCATTAATCGTCATATCTTGTGGGAAATTTAAAGATGTTGGTATAAATTTATCACCATCTCCAGCAAATTCTAATCTAATATTTCTATCTGAATCAAATAAGAATTGTCCAGAAGGATTTCTATCGTTGATTATAACAGAGTAATAATCTTCAGAACCCTTAACTTCTTTTTCTTTACCTTTTCCGTGATAAAACTTTATTGATTGTATTTCTGACTTTTTGTCACCATTCTCAGTTCTGATTCCATAAATAACTATAACACCGTCATTTTCACTGAAATTAAAAGGTTTCTTTTCTGCTGCAAATGATTTATATTTTCCTGGGTCATTTTGTCTGAATGCATAATAATTAGCAATTTCATCCATTTCTCCAGTTTTAAAATCGTGGTCTTTTAACCACTTCTTAGCTTCCTCAATTGTCCATTTCTTCATCTATTAATATCACCTCAAAAAGAGTGTTTAATTAATAGATAAAGAAAGTTTGTAAAAGTTCTATTTAGTTAAATTATTTAAAGTTTTAAGTTATTGTCTTCTAAAAACTTTTTTGTTCCCTCTTCAGATAAATTATATTCTTCCCAATATCCTCTTGCTAAAAATGATTGTATATATTGTTCTGGGAAAATTTTGTTTTGACCTATATCTACAATTCTACCTTTTTCTAATCCTTTTTCTGTCTTATCGTTAGTTAATAAAATATATGAATCTTCTCCTCGTTTTGCTATTATTCTCATACCTTTATCTCTTCCCACCAGCCTTCCCATCTTCTTCCTATAGTTCTTGATTTTTCTTCATAACATTTTATACCCTGCTTATTTAATAATTTTACCACTTTTTTATCATATTTTCCATGATAATAAATAGAATCAATATCTTTCAAATATACTCCACCATGAATTTGAGCTTCTATATAACCATATTCATCCATAAGCATATTTTCATTCATTTTTGTAGCATTGCTTATTTTCTCAATAGCTCTATCAATTTCAGAATATTCCTGGTCTCTAATACATATACAATCAATATTGGGTCTTGTTAAACGCACTGGCTTTCCTGCATTCTGAGTATATAATCTATCAAGTGAATCTCCAAACACATACGTTGTTCGTTCTCTTATTTCCGATTTTAGTTTTATTGTTATATTGCCATATTGTGATACTGTGCTATTATACTCTCCTGCTTTACTGGTAATATATCCATAAATAGGTCTTTCAGTTCCTTCTTTATAACCAAATACTCTTTTTTCAAAATTATCTCTTGTAAATGTATCAAGTAAACCGCCCGATTTACCAGTTTCAAATTGCGATTTAATCTTTCCTGTTTTTGCTATTTTATCAAGAACTTCAGGCTTCACTTCTATACATACATCTGTATTTTTAGCAATTTCCTGTAGGTGTTTATTCATTTCGTCTTCAAACTGTTCATAATTCAAATTGTGTCTTTCACAATATTCTTGCAATTCTCTTTTGGAAGTTCCACCATAATCTGGGTTTACAAAAGGATTATCTCCACCTTTTGCGAGATTTCCATAAATATCTTCTGCTTCCGATACTTTAGGAATTGTAGGGATAGGCTTAGCTTTTGTTATCATACTTAAATCAGGCAATCCAAATCCTTCTAAAGGTTCTGGTATATTCTGATATTTTCTTTCTTTATAATTTGGTTTTCTTTTATCTACAATTGTAATAGGTAACAAAGTACATCTACACATAAAGTGAAATGGTGGAGCATTTCTTGCAATTGCTCCTGTATCTGTTAAAGGTATTATCATTCCATTCCTACTTAAGCAAATATCACAAGTCCTATCATCCATTATTGCACTAACCTTAACCGCCTGGACAAGGTCTGAGTTCTCATAATAGGTCATAAGTCTTCCATAGTTATAGGCTTTTCCTGTTTCAGTCCTTGCAATATTCTCACATCTTATCTTTTGAAAATTAGGGAATATCTTGCTTATTTCTTCTTGAAGGTCTTTTATACTTTTTCCTTCTTTCATTCCTTTATTGAGTGTTTCCTTGAGCTTATTTAACAAATCTTTATCTTCAATCTTAGAAAGTTTAATTGCGTAATCATCCCAGTATTGCAGAGCTGATTTTGTCATCTTTTCATAGGGATCTTTCATTACTAAGATATTAATCTCATTGCTTGCGTGGCGTCTCCCTAATTCCACTCCTTCTCTGAAAAGCAAAAGTAATAACTCCTGAAAGTATTTTTCAAATCCAAGATTGTTTATTAAAGCATAGTAATAGTTTTCTAACCTTTGTTTAAAATATGTCTCTCTACTTTGATAAAGCCCTTTAAGTTTATAAAGAAAATTTTCCTCAAACTTATCTAATATATTATATACTTGTAAAAGCCTTTTCTCTTCATTCACTCTTACTTGTCTCAGGAATCAAAGTATTATTAAGCATTCCTTCATTTTTCTTTTTAATATTCTCTGCCTCTTCTGGTTCAAGTCCAGTCATATCATCTAAGAGATTGAAGAATGTAAGAACTTTATGCACGTGAGTTTTATTCAAGGGATTCAAATATCCACTGTTAGTAAGGTTTAGAAATATCTGACTCCACTTTACATAATCTTCTTCCAATAAATCATCTATATTAAAATACCCGTAATCTGTAACATTTGAAAAGTTAAAGTCTATTAATCTTCTAATTACCTGCTCAATAAATCCTTCGCAAAACTCTTCTATAGTTCCCTGTAAAGTTAGCCAGAAATAATCAAAATGAACTGAACCTAACGCATATGTTCCCTTTCCTTCATCTTGTCCCTCTATGACAAGGGAAGGTATTAATAGAGAGCGAGCTATCATCTTGTCATAGTAATGAAGAGCTATTAAATAGTTATCTCCAATATCCTTAACCTGAATTGGGGTAATGCTTACATCATCAGAAAATGCTCCTACTTTACTTGTTGTAAAATCTTCAAGTCCTTTTGTTGTTTCATCTATTTTTGTTTTATTAGCATTCTTAACTGTTGAGAATAAAGAGGGATCTGCAAATCTAATTTGTGCTAAATCCCATCTATCGAGTGTCCTTAACTTCCTTTTCCAATAATCATAACAATCTCCTTCTAATATTGATGCACCTTGTCCAAATTCATCTTCATTAATATTAATGATACATTTTTCTCTCGGTATTGTATTTCCGCCTATTTGTTGTATTTCATTTTCTTTTATTCCGTAAGTAAACCAAGTATCTGGGTGTAAAACAATGATATCTTTTAAGCTTACTTTACCTTCTCGATATTCATATACAAGTTCACCAATTGAGGCTCCAACCCATCTATATGTAAATAGTTGTCGCATTATCTTTTTAAATTTTATATGATTTAAATTATCTCTAATAAACTTTTGTATCTCTGGATATGTTTCATTTACATAATTCTTTATTCTTGTTCTGGTTATCAACTCTGGAACAAGAAGACTTATTTTTATAGTTGCTTCTTGTCTCATCGCTTTTAAGATTTTATAATTTAATTTTGATGGTCTTGATACTCCAATACTATAAACTCCAGCTGTCTTGGCATATACATTGAAATCGGGTCTAACCTTCTTCTCCGCCATCTCTTAGCCTCCCTCTTGTAGAATAATAAACCTCTCCTGTATAATCATTCATAATAAATCCGGCATATCCTGCACAATCAACCTGGTCATCATTTGCACCGTTAGGAAACTCAAGTAATTCACTTTCAAAATCACTTAACCAATTTGCTTTTGCTGGATGATATACTAAACCATTTTCATACTTAGAAGCTATAATTAAAGCTCTTGCTACTTTATCTATATCCGCCTTTAAAGGTTTAATAGGTAGCTCTGACCTTAGCTGTTGTATGATTGTTAACCCAAAAGTTTTTTCTTCAATTCCAACAATAAATGGCTTATATCTCAAGTATAAATTTCTGATTATTGAATTATGCTTTGTTGTATCTATTCTTTCTCTGAAAATATCCAATAGTAAAAGTTCTCTATCGGGAGTTATTGCCCAAGTAGCCACAACAAAATAATCTGCTGTCTGTTTCTCTGTAGCTGCTGTATCAACTGTTTGAAATATCTGACATCTTCCTTTCTCTACTCTTTTTGATACAGTCTCAGTTTTAAGAATATAATAATTTTCATCTTCTTCATAATACCTGAATAAAGACCTTTTAAATATTTTACCTTCTGCTGGTGTTGGTTTTCCTTGATATAATGAGCTAAACCAGTATGAACCAATTGTTTTCTGTATGTTTAATAGTTGTTCTCTATTAAATCTTTCTGGCCATAATGCTTCACCTTTTTTTCTCCCTAATAAATCACTTTCTTCTGCAAGAGCTGGAAGGTGTAAAACTGTCCATTTTTTAGCCTCTTCTTTGTCATTTAATATTCTTCCTGCAAGATCATCCTCGTGCCAGCGTGTCATTATTAAAACAACCACTCCGTTAGGTTCAAGTCTTGTATATGCTGTTGAGGTAAACCATTCCCAAGCTCTATCTCTGTAAGTTTTTGAATTTGCTTCAATTGCATTCTTAACAGGATCATCAATAATTAATAAATTTGCTCCCTTCCCTGTCAATGGTCCTCCAATACCTGCGGTATTCATTCCTCCATTTGAGCCTTCTACATCCCATCTGTTTGCTGCTTGTGAATCCTCTTTTAATTTGATACCAAAGACTTCTGAACCAATATCTTCAATGGTATCTCTTACTTTCCTTCCCCAGCTTGCAGCTAAATCAGCTTCATAAGAAGTTAGTAAGATTCTTTCATCTCTGTGTATTCCTAAATACCACACAGGAAAATATTGAGATATAAATAAAGATTTACCGTGTCTTGGTGGCATAATAACCATAAGTCTTTTAATCCTTCTTGCAGTTAATTCGCAAAGATAAGTATTTAATAAATCTAAATGTTTCGCTAATTTCCATTGGTTTCTACTCGCATACATCGCCAGATATTTTGGAGTCATCATTGCTTGAATCTTCGCCGAAAAATTCTTCTTGCTCTTCACAACTTTTGATGATATCATTGATGATCTCAACAAGTTTTGGGTCTTTGTATATTTCTCTGATTTTATCTCCAACATCTACTTTTATCTTCATCCCTCCTTCGTGTTCAATTTTATCCTTACGCCCCCATCTATCTGGATATTTTCTTTCTAATAGCCAAGCTTTAGATTGCCAGCTTTCATCCTTTCTTATACCAAGCACTAAAGCTCCTTCTCCTTCAGCTTCAGCCTTTTTTATGGAATCTAAAAATTTAGAAAACACAGAACTCTCTTCAATTCTACCTCTTTTCATCCATTCATAATATGTTGCTGTTCCAATCCCTACAATTTGGCAAGCAGTCTTCACATATACCCCTGAACGGATTAAGTCACAGAGTTTTTTCATTAATTCTTCTGATAATAAAGATGGTCTTCCTGCCTTAGATTTATGATTAAGACCATAAAGTCGACATTTATGACTGCAATACTTCTTTTGCTTTTTTTTTAATTCTTTTCCACAAATAAGACATTTTTTCATACTACTACCCTTATTCCATTTAATAGCTCATCTATATTTATCTCTTCTTCTTGAAATCCTAATGAATGTTCTTTTTTGATTAAAAAATATTCATATTTTCTATTGAGCTTTTTTAAAAGTTTTATTTCATTTATTGTTCCCTTTGATTTACCATCGTGAAATACCAATATTTGCTCTGAATTTTTTATGATTTGCTCTGACCTTTTTTCAAAGCAACCCTTATTATATTTATGAAAATCATAGAAATACGTTAATAAGGGTATTTTTAATTCTTGTGCAATCATTCTTGCATATTCACAAACTCCTTTTATTTCTCCAGAAGTTACTATTAAATCAGGATTCTTTTTAATTATTTCAGCTTTTATAAATTCATATATTTTTATACCAACTAAATTTCTACTGCCTAATATTCCTAAATTCATACCTTAATTGCCTTCCTTCCTGTAAACTTTTCCCATCTTGTCAAAGATATATCTATATACTCGGGTTTCAAATCTATTCCATAGCAAATCCTACCTGTTTTCTCTGCTGCAATCAAACTTGAGCCACTTCCCAAGAATGGATCTAAAATCCTATCATTTTTCTCAGTAGTAAGTCTTATGAAAAACTCTGGCAGTCCAACAGGAAACATTGCTGGATGCTTCCAACTCTCATTATTTCCTGGAAGTTTTATAACATTTCCAGGTCTTGCTATTCCTTTCTTTTTAGGAGCTTTTACAGCAATATTTCCTGTCTCTTCATTTTTACCTTTATTTAAAGGTGAATATATTTCTACTTGATTAGATATTTTTCCTACTGATATGGGGTAAAATTTGATTTTTGTTTGTTTTGAAAAATGAAATATTCTCTCGTATTCATCAACCAAATATTCCTCATCAATTCCCTCTTCTATTTCTCTTTCAATAATTGAGGGGTAATCTTTTGAAAACCAATAAACTGGCTCAAAATCACATCTTAGCCTATTTGTCCATCCACCAGGTAAACCTGTTTTATACCATATTAATTCATCTATATATTTCCATCCAGCTTCGACCATCATTATTATTGTCTTCATTACATATAAACTTCTTTGTCCATTCTCACAATGTTCTTTGATATTCAAGAAAAAGCTACCATCATCTTTAAGTATCTTCATAAAATTCTGTGATAGTTCATTAAACCAAATAGGATATTGCTCTGTTGAAATACTTTTGTATTCTTTCTTTCTCTGTTCTGCATATGGAGGTGAAGTTATAATTAAATTAATTTGTTTATCTTCTAAGAGTTTCCTAATAAAGCTAATGTCTCCACTATCTCCACATCCTATCCTATGATTTCCAAGTTGCCATATACTACCTAAAGTTGCTC